ATTGATTTAGAGCGCATTATTCCTGACGAAAAGAAACCCAAGAAGTTTGATATTGTATAATTAAGTAACCTCCTCCCAACACCCCCTCAGTGAGTATATTATGAATTTGATGTGCATTAAGACGGTTAACAATGAAGATTTGGTCGGTGAATGTAATTTTCAATCAGATGTGGTCACCATTAAAGACCCCCTTATGATTATTGTAATGCCAGCAGGAACCTCATCGTCAGGACAACAACAGTTTAGTATTGGCTTAACCCAGTATATGCCATTCTCCAAGGAAGAGGTGTATGCCTTCAAGAATGAACATGTGGTGTTACGCTACGAGCCTGTTGACGAAATTAAAAACGATTATTCCCGCATTACTGGCAAGGGCATTATCCTTCCCCCCAAGCCGAAGATTGAACTCGTACCATAACAATTACTAATCCCACTCCTAAGGTGGGATTAGTTTTTTGCTCCTTGACAAGAGCCAGTTAATCGAGTATATTTCTAAAGAAGAAAGTTATCCTTGTGGAGGTGTCATGAGTCAGTTTTATACGAACGTGTTGCAATATGGCAATAAGTTATTGGTGAGAGAAACCAAGCAGGGCAGAAAGATGCAACGGCGTGTTCCATTTAAGCCTACTCTGTTTGTGAAATCACAGAAGGAAACAAAATACAAGAGCATCTTTGGAGAACACTTGGAGCCTGTGGAGTTCCAAGATATCAATGATGCCAAGCAATTCGTAAATAATTATACCGAGGTCGAGAATTTCGATGTCTTCGGGAATACGAATTATGCCTATCAGTATATCACAGAAAATTACTGGAACGAGGTAGACTATGACCTCACCCATATGACAATTCTCACGCTCGATATCGAGACCTCTTCGGAGAATGGATTTCCCAATTCACAAAATCCACTCGAAGAAATTCTGCTGATTACCTTTCAAGATAACAGCACCAAGAAGATTACTACGTTTGGCACTCGTCCATTTGATATGGACAATATTCAGCACATCACCCACAAAGACAATTTCGAATATGTGGAATGTGCGAATGAGGTAGAGTTGCTGAAGCAGTGTCTTAAATTCTGGAAGATTACCAATCCTGATATCATCACCGGATGGAGTATTGAAACCTTCGATATGCCATACTTGGTCAATCGTATTCGTCGGGTTCTCTCCGAGGAATGGGCCAATGAATTATCTCCGTGGGGTATTGTCAAAGATAAAACCATCTTTGGAGCAAATGGGCGTGAGGAATTTGTAGTCGATATTCTTGGGGTGAGTAACTTAGATTACTTGAACCTCTATAAGAAGTTCACCTACACAAAACATGAATCGTACAAACTGGATTTTATTGCCAATCATGTACTGGAAAAACAGAAGCTGGAAAATCCCTATGAGACCTTTAAGGAATTCTATACAAAGGATTGGCAGTTATTTGTTGAGTATAACGTCATTGACGCAGAACTCGTGGACCAACTTGAAGACCGTATGAAGTTGATTGAGTTGATTATTACGATGGCCTATGATGCAAAGTGTAATTTCTCAGATATTTTTTCTGCGGTTCGCACGTGGGATTGCATTCTCTACAATCACTTATGGCAACAGAATATTGTAGTTCAACAAAAGAAATTCCATGAAGGGCGCAAGATTGAAGGTGCCTATGTCAAGGAACCCGTCGCCAAGAAATATGATTGGGTAGTAAGTTTCGATGCGGCCTCCCTGTATCCGTCGATTATTATGACCTACAATATGTCACCGGAAACGCTGGTCTCGTCGATGGTGCTTGATACCACACCAGAAATTTTGTTGGGTCAGAAAGTTGATTTCACTGCGGAATTGCAGAAGAAAGAAGTAGCAATGGCAGCAAATGGGCATTGCTTTACCACCAAGCGTCAGGGACTCTTTCCAGAGATTGTGGAGAAGATTTACAATGAGCGCGTCATTTATAAGAAGAAGATGATTGAGGCGCAAAAGGACTATGAGAAAACGAAAGACCCGAAACAGCAAAAGCTGATTTCAAAATATAACAATATTCAGTTGGCGCGTAAGATTCAATTGAATTCGCTATACGGGGCTTGGGCCAATAAGTATTTCCGATTCTATGATGATAAAATTGCCGAGGGCATTACCCTTACCGGACAATATATTATTCGCTATGTCGGACATGCCATCGATACCTATCTGAACCGTATCTGCAAGACTACCGGAGTAGAGTATACCTTCTATTCGGATACGGATAGTTGCTATGTTACGCTTGATAATTTGGTTCAGAAATATTGGACAAATAACGAGAAAGAAAAGGTGGTAGAAATCATCGATAAGTTTTGCAAAGAGAAGATGTCGGTTATTTTGCAACAGGCGTGTGAGGAGATGATGAGGCAGACCAATGGCTTCAAAAATCACTTGGAGTTTAAGCGAGAAGTAATTGCTGACCATGGTCTGTGGATTGCCAAAAAAATGTATGCCCTCAATGTCTATGATAGTGAGGGAGTACGTTATAAGACGCCAAAACTAAAGGTATTGGGTCTCCAGCTTGTGAGAAGCAGTACGCCGAGTAATGTCAGACAGTATTTGAGGGATGCCGTAAAGATTGCCCTGACCGGAACCCAAACAGAAATGCACACCTTCATTGCTAATGTTGAGGAGAAGTTTTTCCAAATGTCGGTTGAAGACATTGCCTTTCCTCGGTCAGCGAATAACCTCGCTAAATACTCATCACCGAACACCATTTATTTGCAAGGGAAATCCACCCCGATTCAGGTCAGAGGAGCACTGCTCCATAATCATTATCTGAAGCAGAGAAATCTCGACAAGAAGTATGAACGTATCAAGGAAGGAGATAAAATCAAATTTGTATATCTTCAGAAGCCCAATACGATTGGTGAGAACTGTATCGCATTCATTGGGAAATTACCAAAAGAGCTTGATTTACATAAGGTAATCGATTATAATACAATGTTCGAAAAGAGTTTCTTGTTACCAATGCAAGAAATGTTAGTTTATTTGGGATGGACGACGAAAGAAGTTGCCACATTTGAAGGATTCTTTTAAGGGAGATACACTATGTCATTAATGCAAAAGCTACAAAAGAATAGCACCATCAAGGAAACCGATGTGCTTACCGATTCAAAATTCTTTGCTGCCAAGGATATGATTCAAACGCCTGTGCCTATGATTAATGTGGCACTTTCAGGAAGCTTGGATGGTGGTCTCGCCCCAGGCCTCACCGTCTTTGCTGGCCCAAGCAAGCATTTTAAAACCGCGTTCTCAATGCTCCTTGCCAAGAGTTATTTGGAGAAGTATGAGGATGCCGCCATCCTATTCTATGATTCAGAGTTCGGCGCTCCTGCCGCATATTTCAAGAGCTTTGGGATTGACACGAATCGAGTCATTCATACGCCCATCACGGATATTGAACAACTCAAGCATGACCTGATGACCCAAATTAACAACATTGAACGAGGTGAGCACGTAATCATTGTTATTGATTCCGTAGGTAACTTGGCCTCGCGAAAGGAAGTGGACGATGCACTAGAGGGCAAAACGGTGGCCGACATGACTCGTGCCAAGCAACTGAAGAGTTTGTTCCGCATGTGCACCCCCCACTTGACCATGAAGGATATTCCTATGGTAGTCGTGAATCATACCTACAAGGAAATCGGTCTCTATCCTAAGGATATTGTTTCGGGCGGTACTGGCATCTATTATTCAGCCGATAACATCTTCATTATTGGACGCCAGCAGGAAAAGGGCACCGATGGGATTACGGGATATAACTTTATTATCAATGTCGAGAAGTCTCGCTTTGTTCGTGAGAAGAGCAAGATTCCAGTAGAAGTTTCGTTTGAGGGTGGCATTAGTACATGGTCAGGGTTGCTCGATGTTGCATTAGAATCCGGTCACGTAATCAAGCCCTCGAATGGCTGGTATCAAAAGAAGAATGAAGACCCGAAGTATCGCATCAATGACACCTACACAAAAGAATTTTGGATGCCTATCCTCAAGGATACTACATTCCAAGAGTGGATTAAAACACGGTATGCTATTTCCACCAGTTCTTTGGTAGCAGAATTTACAGACGATATCATCAGCGAGGAATATGAAAATGCCTAAATTTATTGTTGAGAACAACACCGAGAAGTATGAGGGTAAACCGTTCTATCTAAAAATTCTTGAGGGACCATGCGAGGGAATGGAGTTTACCCTTGGCAAGATTGAATTCTTAGGAGAAGATGAGGAAGGAAATGGTAAAATTAGTTTTGATTATGACTTGCTTTTTGCTCCAGAGAGTATTAGTATTGAAGAACATAAAGAACTCATCGAACAAAATATTACTGATGTTCTCGTAAATATTCTTGAGGACATGACTACCAAGGAAAAGAATGAAACTGGAAACACTGATTCTGAGCAATCTGATTAATGATGAGAATTATCTTCGAAAGGTTATTCCCTTTCTTAAGGATGAGTACTTTTTAGATTGGAATGAGAAGACGGTGTTTGAGCATATTCAAAAGTTCGTGAATGCTTATAACGCACCCCCGACTCGTGATGCACTCCTCATTTCGCTTCAGAATGATAAGAATATGACAGAGGACAACTTCACGTATACTAGTGAAGTTGTGTCTCTGCTCACTGAGAAAGAGCGGAATACGGAATGGCTTTTAACCGAGACCGAGAAGTTCTGTCGTGATAAGGCACTTTACAATGCCGTTATCAAGTCCATTCATATCATTGATGGAGAAGATGTTGTTCATACCAAGGATGCCATTCCATCCCTGCTCCAAGAAGCATTAGGGGTCTGTTTTGATAGCTCGATTGGTCATGATTATCTAGAGAACTCAGATAGCCGTTTTGATTTCTATCATCGCCAAGAAGAAAAGATTCCGTTTGATTTGGACCTGTTCAATAAAATCACCAAGGGGGGATTATCCAAAAAGACCCTGAACATTGCCCTAGCGGGTACCGGTGTTGGCAAGTCCCTCTTCATGTGCCATGTAGCGGCAGGTTGCATGAGCCAAGGCAAAAACGTACTCTACATTACCATGGAAATGGCTGAAGAGCGTATTGCCGAGCGTATTGACGCCAATCTGATGAATATCACCATGGATGATTTGAAGAATCTTCCCGAACAGATATTCTCAGACCGCATTAGAAAAATTAAGAATAAGACGGAAGGGAAGCTTATCATTAAGGAATACCCCACGGCCTCAGCACACTCAGGTCACTTCCGTGCTCTCTTGAATGAGTTGAAGTTGAAGCGAGAATTCATGCCCGATATTATCTTCATCGATTACTTGAATATCTGTGCGAGTAGCCGTTTCAAGATGTCAGGCTCCGTGAATAGCTATACCTATATCAAGGGAATTGCCGAGGAGCTCCGAGGGCTCGCCCAAGAGTTTAATGTGCCAATTGTGTCGGCTACTCAGACCACGCGAAGCGGATTTGGTAATTCCGACTTGGAACTCACGGATACCTCAGAATCCTTTGGATTGCCAGC